CCCCTAGTGATGATTATACAGTCACCGCAGATAAGATCACACTAAGGCAACCTTTGCTTGCTGGTGATGAGGCAATGGTACTTAGCTATAACAGCCTTAAGGTTGTAGAAGTAAGTGCTAACTTTGACACCTTCCCATACACAAGGTGGGTAGATACAGCCACTGCAGGACAGGCTGCCTTCACTGGTAACGGCACAGGCTCTCTCCCCCTGGCTTATAGCGTTGGCTTTGAGTCTGTCTTTCTTAATGGGGCCTTACTTACTAGAGATGTTGATTATGTAGCTAATGATGGGGCTTCAATTGGACTTATCCAACCAACACAGGCTGGTGACGTAGTTGATGTTCACTCCTGTAACTACATCCAGACCGGTTCACCAACGTCTGCCGGTGGGGTCCTATTTGTTGATCTAGATGGTGGTTCAACAACTGTGCAAATAGCCTTGACGGAAGCTCTACAGAGTATCCAAGCCTTACAAAGTACTTCTACGGAAGCTCTACAGAGTATCCAAGCCTTACAAAGTACTTTTACGGCTGCTATACAGCGTATTGAAGCTTTAGAAGGGACTGTGGCGACTCTTGAAGCGATTAACAACCCTTAGGTTTAACTAATTATGACACGAACAAAAACACGGGCTCTAGCTAACTGGCCCAACAATGCAGTCAGCGTCCTTGATTTCGGTGTATTTGGTGACGGTGTTACTGATGACACTGCTGCTATTCAAGCTGCTATTGATGCATCCTATGGTCGTACTCTTTGTATTCCATCTGGTACCTATGCTATTTCTAGTGCTTTGAGTATTGCTAACAACATTAAAGTAGTCGGTGATGGTAAGGGGTCTACACTTATTAAGTATACAGGGGTTAATAATGATTTTAGCCTGGTAGAAATTAGCAGTGATAATGTAATAATTAAAGATCTCTCTCTTGAAAATCTTGTAGATTCATATAATGGTGGTAATCCTACCAATCTAATGATTAGGTTGACCACTTCTGCAAATAATCTGCTCTTAGACAACCTTTCTTTAGTTGGAAGCTTACAGCCAAATGGGGCTCCTGCCACTAACGGGATAAATGTAGCTGCACCTTCTAAAAACGTAACCATATCTAACTGCTATTTTAAACACTTTAGATACTCAATCTGGTCTAAAAATGACTTTGGTTTAAATGGTGAAAGAGCTATTAACTGGACTGTAGAAGGTTGTAAATTTGAAGAGTGTAACCTTAGTTGTACTTTTAACAGTGACTTTGACACGTCTGGTGTTACAGATGCTTGGCAAGATGTTATGGTTAGGGACTGTATTTTCTACGGTGAACCCGCTGTAAATTTTAATAGATGTACATCAGTTGGTGGTGATGCATGTGTGAGGCTTTCTGTTATTGGTTGTCAATTTAAAAACAGAACAGGCGCTGACTGTGTAGTTCATCTTGAGAATCATTTTGATGATATTGTTGTTTCTAATAATACATTCTTCAATGTTTCTGGTGGGATTAACGTCTTTCCATTAAGTTCAAGAATTGCTATTAATAACAATATAATTACCCTTAATGGTGAACTTACCGGTCCTCCAACTGCTGTTGAGAATAGTAGTTCAACAGGACAAGCTGGTATTTTGTGTGTAGTTGATACTAATGGTACAGCTTCTGAAGTAACTATTTCTAATAATTATATTGAGGGTGCAGAAGTTGGACCTGGTATTAGATTTATGTGTCCTAATAATACTATCTCTACATTGTCAAATAATACAATTGTAAGATGTAGTACAGGCTTATCTATTAGATCTGCTTCACGTTCATCTTTTATTGCGGATAATGTTTTTTCAGAATGTGGTGCTGCTTTAAATGTAAAAGCTGGTAACCCAAAGCAGTTCAACTTTGGATATAGAAACGTCTTTGATAGATGCACAGATGTGGTTGTAAATTACTCCACTTCTGGTTTTTTGCCAGTTATCTTACACTCTCCTATTTTTCGAACCCTAGTTCAATCTGATGGTAGTGGTGCTCAATTATTTAGTTTTATGCCAGCACCTAGTCATGCTAATTCTGTGGCTAACGTTACTGCAACCTCGTTTAATAGCTGGGCAGTAGCTACTCTTTCACTTTTAATTGATAACACAAACCCTATAACCTCTAATCGTCAATCGAATCTAAACCTGGATGGGGTACTTGCATTCTCTAACGGTGGGTTTGAAATTAATAATGATGATTTAGAGGTTAAAATATTTCACAGTTCTGCGAACACAGAAGAATTATTCATTGAAATTGAAATTGAGGGACTGGTCTTGATAAAGGCGAGAGTATGACCTCATTTCTCACCGACGCAGCTAAATACTATGCTGCTCAGCCCCACCAGGATGCAGCTTGGGAGTACCTTTGGGACTCACTTGATGAGTACACCCAAACAGAGTTTATGGTGGCTTACAGGGGCTCTACGGAGGACCCTGAGGGCCTTATAACACTTGACGTATTTGAAGAACTAACAGGATACTCTGCTTCTTTGTTTAAACAGCAAGAGGCAGATGACTGTAATCGTCTTTTAAGTGAAACAGGTTTCGAAAAAGACATCAGTGCCACACGTATGTTGATGGCTAACATGATGCATGAGACCTGTAACTTTAAATATATGGATGAGATCGCCAGTGGAGAGGCGTATAACAATCGTTCTGACTTAGGTAATGGACCTACTGATGGTCCTACCTATAAAGGAGCTGGCGTTTTAATGCTAACTGGCCGCTACAATTACCAACGTTTTTCTGATGCTATTGGTGATCCACGTGTTATGGAGGGTGTTAACTTTGTTAGTAAGACCTATCCATTTATGAGTGCTAAGACCTGGATTGAAGAGAACAACCTCCTCCAGATCGCTCAGAACCTAGGCTTTGATGAGGTTTGCTTTCGAATTAATGGTGGCTGGAACGGTTATGAAGACCGTCTAGCTAAGTACCAGATTTGTAAGGATGTCCTCTAAAGCCTTTTGGCTTTTAGCTTTTGTTATTTCTGTCCAGCTTCTATTATCTGCTGTTGTTATTGTTGGTTGTTCTTTAAATCATAACGCCAGTTGTACTGAAGGTAAGGTAGCTAGAAGCCTTGAATCAATAGTGGCTCAATGTTTTGCATTGTATGCCGCTGAAGTTAGTTTAAACCCTACGAGGAAACGTTAACCATGATTGAAATCTTAGGCATTACTATCGCTTGGGAAACCCTTGGCTTCATTGCAGCCTTTGCTGCTTCAGAAGTTATTGGTACATCTAAACTAAAAGAAAACAGTGTCGCTGCTCTCGTGAAGAGCTTGATTGATAACCTAAAACCAATGCGTCGTGAAGACGAAAAGGTAGCAGCTATCAGTGCTCGTATCGAAGCTTTGATCAAAGAACTTAAATCACTGGGTAAATAAAATGAATAACAGAGCATCTGAGGATACATTTGATATCCTCCACAAGCTAGTGACAGATGAATTTGTAGCACGCATCAAGTCAGGTGAAGCTACTACTGCTGATCTTCGTGCTGCTACAGACTGGCTAGATAAGAATGATGTTACTGGTGTAGCTATCCAAGGTTCACCTCTATCAAGTCTGGCTGGGTTGATTCCTGAGCTGACCTTTGAAGATGTGAATGGTTAGTTATGGCTCATTCTGGTAAGTCTAAATCCAGCCGAGCTTATAAAAAGAGTCCATCTGCTGCTGCTAAGAAACGGGCCTATGACCGTGCCTATAGCAAGGAAAAGTATGGCTCTAAGGCTGGTGATACAGCTAAGAAAAGACAACATAACAAGGACTCATCTGAACGCTGGGCAGCTCGTAAGAAGGCTGGTATAGCTGGTAAAGGTGGACCTGACATGAGCCATAAAAAGAGCGGCAAGATGGTCAAAGAAAATCAAACCAAGAACCGAGGCCGGAACGGTAAGAACGGCAAATCAACCCGTAAGTGAACCCTAATTTAATGAGCCAATGGATACCCCCCGAAGCCTCATGCATGACCTCCTCTGCTTTAGATCTAGCGATGCTAAGCGGCTGTTCAGAGAAAGCATCAAGGCTCGGGATGGACACTGTTGTGTCTACTGTGGTTGTACCGACAACCTAACTATTGATCATGTTCGCCCACGCTCATTGGGTGGTCCTACCTCTGCCGACAACTGCGTAACAGCTTGTCGTCCCTGTAATCAAGCAAAGGGATCCATGCATGTAGACGTTTTTATGAGAACACAAATAGCTTAATACTATTGATGATTGAAGCTGCTGTAACACTTGCTATAGCCGCTGCAACTGGTCTAGGTGTTGTTACATCTAGGCTTAATGATCGGCTTAATTCTATTGAACTTCGTGTAGCTGAGAAGTACATCCAACGAGAAGAAGTATCTCTAATGCTCACACGCTTCGAGGACCACATGGTCCGTATCGAAGAAAAACTTGACAACCTCATCTCTAAATAATTATTGCTATGTCTGCTACTACATCTGATATCGTCCAACGTCCGGCAACTGTTTGGTCTCCTCAGAAACGTTGGGGTGGCTCTGCTGCTGTTTCTGGTGCTGACTTCGCTGCAGCTACTACTGTTTCTGGTGTCCTAGATATTTGCTCCGCTGCTTGGAAAACTGAGCACGTTGTTACATCTACAAGCATTGGTAAGGCTTCCTCTGTTCTGACCTAATTATTATGTTTGGATTTAAACCTTCTAACTCTAAGAATACTAAAAAGATTAACGTCTTTAAACAACTAAAAGAAACCAGACAAAAGCAAAACGACGCTTATCGTAATCTTCTTAAAAAGAAAAAATGAGTCTTTACCGCAATATTAATAAGCGGAAAAAGGCCGGGACCTCCCGCTCTAAGAAGAAATCCACTGTGTCGGCTAAATCCTACGCAGCAATGAAGAAGGGATTTCCCAAGAAAAAATAAACCATTAATTCGCTATGGCTAGTAATAGAGATCCTCGCCCATCTTATCGGCGTAGGAATAGAGCAAAGACTACATCTTCTAGTACCCGTTCTAAACGTACTAAGGCTTCTACAGCCCCTAGACCAACGTCATCTACAACACGTAGACAACAACAAGGTAAGGGTAGTTCTAAAGTAACCACAGGAAGTGGTAAGACCAAAGCTCCTGCTCCCCGTGGTGCCCAGGGACCTCGTACTGCTCCAGTACAAGGACCACGTCAAAGGGTTTCAGGTATCATCGGAACCCGTAAAGGTTCTACCAGTCCAGCTAACAACCGGGTGCCTACTCAAGGTACTACTAAGTTAACTAGATTTAGAAACTCCAAAGTTAATACCTCTGGCCTAACTACCCCTAAGCAAATCATTAAAGCTCGTAAGGGCGGCAGTGGTGGCGGTAAAGGTAGTGCTATTAAATCAACCCTCGCTGCTGGTTTAGTTACTGCTCTTGCTGCTGGTTCTCTTCGTAACCCAGTTAGTAAAGCTAAGTCCAAGGCTGCTAAAGCTAAAGCCTCCAAGTCTGTCGATAAGTACAACACTAAAGACGCAGACGGCACGGTTCGGTCACGTAAACGTGTAGGACCTAAAAAGGTTGGAGCTAAGAAAGTAGGACCTAAGAAGGTTGGGACTATTGCCCAAGCTTTTGATAAAGCCTATGCCTCTGCTAAAAAAGCAGGTAAAAAAGAATTTACTTTTAAAGGTAAAAGCTACAACACTAAATGAAGATAGAATTCCGCCTCCCGGAGTTCAAAGCTATAGCTAAGTGGCTTGATAAGAAATTATCAATCCCCTTGGCCTTTTTTATTAAAGGTTGGCTATATGGCTTAGAGACCTCCTACATCGATGCTAAGGCCTCTGCTGCTGTTGAGAAGGGGATTGCACCTCACATACCTAATGACCCCACTGTAGAGCCTCCTAGATACCACTCAGAGCCTTCTGAAGTTGGAGGTCTAGATATAATTGAATACACCTATGAATATACAAGAACTAGAGACGAGAATCAAGAATGATTTTAAAGTCTTCCTCACCCTGATCTGGAAAGAATTAGCTCTCCCTAAACCTACTAGAGCACAACTTTGTATTGCCGACTATCTTCAAAATGGACCAAAACGATTACAGATTAGTGCCTTCCGAGGAGTTGGTAAGTCTTGGATTACGGCTGCCTTCGTACTCTGGACTCTCTACAATGACCCTGATAAAAAGATCATGGTTGTTTCAGCTTCCAAAGAAAGAGCAGATAACTTCTCAATCTTCTGTCAAAAACTAATCCTTGATATCCAATGGCTGAGTCATCTAGGACCCAAAGACTCCGATCAACGGTGGAGCAGAATATCCTTCGACGTAGGACCTGCTAAACCTCACCAGGCCCCCTCTGTTAAGAGTGTTGGTATCACGGGCCAAATGACTGGATCCCGTGCCAACTTGATGGTCTTTGATGACGTTGAAGTCCCTGGTAACTCTGCAACAGATATGCAGCGGGAAAAACTCCTACAACTGGTAACTGAAAGTGAATCCATTCTCACACCGGACAACGACTCACGAATACTTTTCCTCGGTACTCCACAAACTACATTCACCGTTTACCGTAAACTCGCTGAGCGGTCCTATAGACCTTTCGTCTGGCCAGCCCGTTACCCCAAGAACGATAGTGGATACGAAGGTCTCCTTGCACCCCAATTGGTTGCAGATATCGAGCAAGGAGTGGAGAGAGGGTCACCCACCGACACCAGATTTAGCGACCTAGATCTTATGGAAAGAGAGGCCGCTATGGGCCGCTCTAACTTCCAACTTCAGTTTATGCTTGATACAAGCCTATCTGATGCTGAGAAGTTCCCCCTTAAGTTTGCTGATCTTATCGTTACCTCCGTCGGTAATGAATGTGCTGAACGGTATGCCTGGTCTTCTGATCCTAGATATATGATCAAGACCCTTAACCCCGTAGGACTACCCGGTGATCGCTTCTACGGGCCTATGTTTATTGATGAGGGTATGTGTGACTACCAAGAGACAATCGTCTCTGTAGACCCCTCTGGACGTGGCTCAGATGAAACTGTTGCTTGTGTACTATCTCAAGCTAATGGTTATGTCTTCCTTCGTGATATAAGGGCCTATAGAGATGGTTATTCTGATCCAACCCTCTCTGATATTGTCCGTATCGCTAAGAAATATAAGGCCTCCCGTCTCCTTATCGAATCTAACTTCGGTGATGGAATGATATGTGAACTCTTCTCTAAACATATCCAACAACAACAAGCTATCCTCGCTACTGAAGAAACTAGGGCTACAGTTAGAAAAGAAGAACGCATCATCGATACCCTAGAACCGGTGATGAATCAACATAAACTTATTATCGACCCTAAGGTCTGGGAGTATGACTATGCTAGCAATCCTGAAGCACCTCCTGAAAAACGATTGGAGTATATGCTCGGTTACCAAATGTCCCGTATGTGCAGAGAAAAGGGCGCTGTTAAACATGATGACAGACTTGACGCTCTCGCTCAAGGAGTCCAATGGTTCATAGATTCCCTCTCACAAAGTGCCCATAAACAACAGGCTATGAGGAAACACGAAGAGTGGTCTGCCATGCTTACTGCCTTCGAAAATGAACCCCATTTAGCTACAGATGCTCTTGTCCTTGGACAGTCCTTTAAATCGCTCAACTCCCGCTCCAATACTAGGGTTTGGGACTGGACTTAAAAAGTGCCGCCACTTAAGCAAGAGAAGTGGTGCTCTCTTGTGTGGATATGCGGTTAGGAATAGCACTAGATGAAATGTACATCGTGTTATTCCTTTCCCTAATATCAGCACAACTCACTTACAAATTAAAGATGCATTGGGGGTAGAATCACCTCGAGGGACCGAGCTTAGAACTCGGATGGTTACGAACACAGCTGGCGAAACCCTCAGAAACCTATCTTTGAACAAAGAGCTCCGCTCTTACACACAAAGATTTAATATGCAACACTGATAAATAAACACACAAAGACCCCAGCAGGTAACACAAATATAAAGAGATTATATTTATTCTACCTGCTGTTATAGTTTTTACTTATTACTATACATGGTACGCTTTGCGTTAGATGTATTAGATAAAGAGTTCTAAAACACAAGAATAATCCTTTATGGTATACATGGTACGCCGAAGGCGTTCTTATGTATTAGATAAACACTAAAACAGTGTATTTATTATTCTTATATTATAAAAAATAAACATAAACGTTGATAACGTCTTAAAGAACACATATAGCCGCGAAGCGGCCCGATGTGTCCCTAGAAACGTTCTTTAACTTATTGCTTTGTATATCCACCTATGTTATGAAAGTTGAATCCTTTCCTGGTAATACTAGAGACTGTAACTTCCAATACTTTAGAGTTAGAGAAGGTCCTAACTTCTTTGTTTCCTTCTATAAAAACTCCTCTAGAGGTCATCATGACCCTAAAGATTGTTGGAGAGTTTTAGGTACTGCTAAATTTACTGACTCTGGTAAAGCACTTAAAGTATGGTGCTTAGAGATGTTTGATAGCAATTTACCTAAACCTGAACCTGTTGCTGATACTTCCTTTGCTTCTGAGGTTCTTTCTGAAGTAGAAGAACTAGAGAACCCTTGTGCTAATACTAAGATGATTACATGATATGGCTACTCATAAACAACTTGAGGCTGCTCTAGATGCTGCTTTAAGGGCTAAGAACCCTGTGTTGGTTAGATCCATAAGGGCTGCTATGGAGGGGCGTGTTGTAGACCCTTTTGAAGGTATGTCTATTCATCCTGAGGTAGATCATTTGTGGAACTTTCCTTCGGAGTAAAATAAAATAAATCTCTGAACCCTATTCGTAGGGGTCGGCCAAATCGTGCTCCCCCGCATGGGGGTACCGGTGGGAGAATCGATAGGGGTGGGGTACTCTCGTGGTCCTGACCTGGCCAGATCCCTTGATATGACTGACTTTTCGCTAGTCTCTAGATCTAATGATTGTGATTTCTACTGGTTAGGGCTGGTTTAAATTGGTAGGCTTATTGAGAATATTCTCATTAGTGTTGTATTGTTGTGTTGATCTGTCGAGTTTAGTCACTAGACCGTGACGATACCGTGTAGATACCGAGCCAAACCCATGGATTACTACAGAATGTAACGGCTCACATCCACTAAGCCAGGTGATGGCCTATGTTGGATTCAAGCGAGACAGCCACCGAGGTTTGATCGCTACCAACTACTGAACAACACAATGTTTACTTACCAAGACCAAGTACTCGATGCAACTGATGCCGACGGGATGCTCTCAACTCAACTGGCATCACGCCTTATCACCGATCACAACACCAGTCTTTACGAGATGACTAAGGATGGCTACACGGGCAATTGCCGTGATGCCGCTGCTCTCCTAGAGTGGCTTGGCTACTAATCATGGGCGCCATAACTGGCGACTTATCACTTTCACTTAACCACCCATAACCACGAGAGAAACGATGACTACCTACCAACTGCAAGTTCAGATCAACGGCAAGGGCACACCAGTCAATACGACTTGGTCCCCCCGTTCAATCAAATCAGCATCAGCATTAGCTCACTACTGCCAACGGGTTTGGCCTAATAATATTTATTGGTTATTGCCTATTTATAACTGATTATCACTTTCACTTAACCACTCATAACCACGAGAGAAACCACCGCCACCATGTACACCATCACCACTTACTCAGGAATCCAACAGGGTTGGCGTTCAATGGGTAGAAGAGAAACACCTGAGCTAGCACTCCAACTACTGACAGCACTAACGAGAATCAAGCCTAGCTTTAAGCATCGTATTCAATGTGATTTCGTTGATCTTCAATGGGATTGGATTGTTAATGAGGTTCCTCATCACTGTTGATCATCGCTTTCACCTAACCACCCATAACCACGAAAGAAACCACCACCATCGCCACCACGTCACCTAAACCAGCTCATGAACTACCCAACCCAAACCGACATCGTCAACGAAGCCACCACCTATAACGGGTGGAAGAACTACGAGACTTGGAACGTATCCCTGTGGATACAGAACGATGAGGGTCTCTACTCCTGCGCCCAAGATGCTCCCAACTACTACGAACTGGCTGCGTTCTTCCTAAACAACGGAGTAGACGAGACGCCAGACGGTGTGAGCTTCAAAGATGAGGCCCTCGACTACGAAGCATTAAACGAGGTCATCAAGTCAATCTATTAATTGTGCTTGATTAATCACTTTCACCTAACCACCCATAACCACGAGAGAAACCATCACCATGAGATCCACCACAACCACCATGGACACATCACACATAAACTACTTCGTCACCGCTGGCACTCTATTGGCTGCATTCAAGCGAACTGATAACGCAAAGAACTGGTGTCTCACAACTCATGAGAATGACGAACTAACTGACTTCATTCGGTCACTCCACGATGGTGAGTTTCCTAATGATTGGCGCTATAACACTATCTTTTGGATCATCTCAGCTATCGCCAGTGAAGATGAGGATACAATTAATTGGGATGATGTGCCCTCTGATTATGCAGACAATCGAGTCGATCATTCTACTTCTTATGTTTGTCAGTGGTATGCAGACCACCCAGCAAGATTTGAATATGTAGAAGAGAATATAGCTAACGGGATAACATATAAAGACACTGATGCTTTTCATCAACTCCAGATGGGTCAATTTACAGCCATTCAAGAAATGACTGCCACCATTCTGTCTAAGTTAAATCTTATCTAATCGTTTTCACTGGGCCGATCGTATAAACAACACGGTTGGCGCCATTCAATCCTTACCGCTATTTGATCCCATGACAATTAACGAAGCCAAGTCAATTTTAAAGAATGATGCTTATGTTCAAGCGTTTCTACAATTTAACCGTGATCCCATGGGAACCTATGACGCAACTTATCAACTAGCTATGGATTGGTTTCAGGCAACTCTACAAGTCAGTTCGTACTCTTCAACAACATCAACCGCTATTTGATCCCATGACTACGACATTTTCACAAATTGGCCAAGTATTCACGAGAGTAACCTCCACCACCTAACACCCCAAACTAATGACAACTTATCGTGCACCTCTTTTAGATCCTGAAACCAAAGAGTTATCCAATGATCACTATTCAGTTATGACTACTGCGCAGTGGTGGAAGCTCGCTATTTGGTCGATGGAGACAGGTAAAGACGTAAAGACTTTACTAAGAGAATTCAATCCAATTGCGGAAGAAGAGTCAAGCACCACTATTAGGTTGGTTGGTGTGTTGCCAGTATGCAATCTTACTGGATGTTTAGATTCTGACGGTTCAGTTCATACATAAGAAACAACATAGATTTAATCTCTCATCACTTCCACCTAACACCTCAAACTAATGTCCATCAACACAACAATCCAGGCTTGGCAAGCTGCTCAAATAGTGCTTTCAACTGTAGAAAGCCTACCTAACAGTCAATACGATTTATCCCAGCATTACGCTGCCATTGTTTGTGTCAATCTTTGGTTAAACAGGATGATCAACCATAAAGATTGGTCGGTTGAATTACAAGACAGACACTACATTCAATCGCCTGGTGCTATAGCCTACCCAACATCCTGTTAGTAATCACTACCACCTAACACCTAACACCCGACAGACTATGTTTCAAGTATTCAGACTAGATAGTGAGGGAAATCCCACGCTACTAGAAACTTGCATCGATAAAGACAGACTCTACGCATCAATTGATTTATGGAGTGAAACTTATCCTCACGCCATTATCGACTATGTCTACAAAGAGACTAATTAAGTATCATTTCCACCTAACACCTAACACCCAACAAAACTAATGACTGCAACTATCCAAGACACTTGCTATTTTGATGACTGGCTACTCCCAACATACTGGGCCTCTGCTCTGATTAATGATGATTGGACAGGCTACGAAGATTGTGATGTTGATCACATTGATGATGTGTTGTTTAGGTCAGGATTAAGTAAGTATCGCTGCGTCGGTGTTGCTGATGATTCTGAATTCAGGCGTTGCCCTAGTTATTGGCCAACATCTTATGAGTTGTTTGATGGTGATTACTCCACTTATACATTTCAACTCATCTAATAAATTAACAACAACCACCACCACTTAACCATCATGTTGGAGCTTGAATTCTGATGACCTTAGACGAAATCAAAGCGGCAGTATTAGCCGGTAAAACTGTTAACTGGAAACAATCAAATTATGTCGTTAGACATAGCGACAAAACAAAACAGTTTCTAATAGTTTGCACTAATAATGACAATTGCACAGGTTTAACCTGGCGCGACGGAGTGACTATGAACGGAGAGCCGGATAATTTTTACATAAGTGAAACAAACTCAAACCCCACTAAGTAACAACAACCACCACCCCTGTTAACTAACACTTAACGGGGGTATTTTATTGTCTAAAATAATACCAACGCCGAAGGCGTCCACGAGAGTCATCGTGGGCGCCACATGTCCTGTCTACGCATAACTAACTATGAACAAGAAAGAACTTAGGTACAAACAGATCATCCAACACCAGCTAAGTGGTATCTACGACCACATGGTTCATAACCTATTGGGATGGATTGATGAGAACACAACCATCGATGAAGAGCGCCTTACAAGGGAGCAGAGGATAGCTGTGGGGAACGTTATGGCTATCGAAGCTGAATGGGTCTTAGACCCGGAGCAGAGGGAGGCCATGAGTCTTGTGCAATGGGAAGATTAACAAATATGCAATGTGTGCATTTGTCTATTTGTGCATATATGTGCTTTTTGTTACTTGCGTAAGTGAAAGCGAGATTGTATTGTTTTGTACATGAGGCGCCATAGGGGAGAGCAAACCCCAAGGCTTGGTACGGCTGAAGCGAGAGCCCGGTAATCAGGAGTGATACCGTAGATGCCATCTCTATTTGTTTTTTGTATGTTCCCTTTCACTTAGCCAAATGAGCCGACCCTTCCTGCCTTATGAGGTGGACTACCTCAATCCCGATGGCAACAAGCGAACGGTTGGGCTCCATGCCCGTGATTCCTTTCAAGCTCGTTGTCTGTGCATCGAATTAGTTGGACGAGATCACATCAAAGAGATTCTCCGTCCACGCCTTGTCCCTGAGTTTGATTTCTAATCATCATGTCAACAGTTCTTTTGATTTCATTTTCGTTTGGCCTGTATGTTGCAGGCCTTGTGTGCATTGTTCTCCCTTTAACGGCTATTTAGATGAGACTAAATCAACTAACCGATGAGCAGCTAGCCATTAGGACTAACTCGTTATGTTTGCAGTATCTCGCCAGTTGTGAATTGGATTGGGATCTTCCATACATCGAGGGCGCCATGGATGCTCACTTTCACGAAGCAAAGCGACGGGGAGTCTTTCTAGATGTTTGATGATCCCGCCTATTTCAACACGTGGATTGATGACGCTAGTGATTATGAATTAGCACTCATGTATCAGGAATGGCTTGATGATAACAAGTCATTTGATTGGCCCATTAGTTTCTCCATTTCAGAGGAATGCGCCAAGCGCAACATATTCCTGGCCGACCTCGAAGCACTCCTTATCATTTCTGCCTAGCCAAATGAGCGCCACACCAGACCAACTCATCAGCCG